GCGGAGACCTCCTGGAACTCGCCCACGGTGGCGGGCGGCGCGTAGGATTTGAGCCAGCCCTCGAAGAGCCAGACCGTGCCGCCCGGGAAGGTGACCCGGATCTGGCGCACCGCGCCCGAGGCCTTCAGCCCGATCAGCAGCCGGTCGGTGGCCGAGCCCTCGATCCAGTTCATGCCGACCGTGCATTCGCCGGGATCGAGCAGCCCCGGGCGGGATTCCTTGGTCCGGTTCGGCGACTTCATATGGGTCGCGTCATGTTCGTCGCGCTGCTGGTCGGGCAATGCCACCGACTTGACCTCGGCCAGGTCGAGGAAGGTCGTGGCGGCGGCATCCTCGGCCACCTCCACGCCATAGCCCCAGGCGATATCCGCCTCGCTCATCTCTCGTTCTCCTTGTTGTGAAGCCTGTGATGGACGATCAGGTCGGCCAGGATCCGGTGGATCCCGCTGCCGTCCCGGTCGGTGTCGAGCCCGTCGCGGAGCGCCTCGACGAAGATCCCGCGGACATCCGTCCCGCCATGGGGGCCGCGGATCCCGTCGAGCCGGGCGGTCAGCGCCGCCTCGACCTCGCCCGCCTCGGCCAGCGTGGTGGCGAGGATCTCGGCCTGGATCCGGGTCCGGCGCAGCGTGGTGACGCCCTTCATGTGATAGTCGCGCGTCGCGCCGACCCGCGTCAGCACCAGCGCGGGCAGGCCCTCGCCCGGCGCGCGGCGGCCCCAGGTGATGCGGGCGCCGACCAGATCCGCGAGGGCCGGATCGCGCAGCAGCAGGTCGGTCAGGTCGGCCTTGAGGCTCATCGGCCCGCTTTCCTCGCCAGCCGCTTCGCGCGGCGGGCGACGGTCGCGGCGATCTCGCGCCCGAGCCCGTCGGCAATATCGTCCAGCACCGCGTCGCGGGTCGCGTCCCAGGCCGGGCGCATGAAGGGCTGGGCGGGCATGGTGCCGGTCGAGCCGCCGCTTGCGAGATGCCGCTCGACGGTGCCGAACTCGACCAGATGGGCATGCGGGAGCGCCGCGGCGCCGCCGAAGAGCTCGACGGCGGCCTTGTCGTCGCTGACCAGCTTGCGGTGATCGCGGCGCTGTCTGGGGTCAAGCCGGGTCGAGACCGCGAGGCTTTCGGCCAGATCGCCGCTGGCGCGCGGCGCCAGATCCCGCGCCCGCTCGACGAAGATCTTCAGCGCCGCCGTGCCGACCCGGCGCAGAACGCCCCGGCCGGTCGATTTGGGCAGGTGTTCCACCATCATCTTTTCCAGGTCGGCCAAGCCCTCGACCGAGACGGGTTGCCTGCTCATGCCTCCTCCTTCCGGCCGGTGCTGACGGCCGAGACGTCGATCCAGGGGCCGCGTTCGGTGACGCCGGTGATGTTCCAGATCAGGCCCTCGGCCCGCAGCCGGTCGGCAGGCCCGAGGGTCCGGGTCAGGCCCTCGGCCAGGGCGGTGCGGCGCAGGGTGAAGCGGGCCGCGCGCACCGCGCCGATCTGGCCCGCCGCGGCGCGTTCGGTCTCGGTCAGATCCGTGCGCGCGGCCCAGAGCGTGGCAATCCCCGCCCAGGCGCCCGTGGGTTCGTTCAGCGCATTGCGCCCCGCGCCCTGGCGTTCGAAGGTGACGCGCCGGTCGAGCAGCGGGCTCATCGGCGGCACCGGGTCATCGGCGGCACCATATCCCGGGGCGCCGGTAGCGGGCCTGCCGGATCAGCGCCCGCGCCCCGAAGGCGATGCGGGGGCTTTCGACCGTCTCGATGGCGATTCCCGCCTCCAGCCAGTCCCGCGCGATCAGGATCACCGCCTGGGCCAGCGTCGGCGGCACGGTGTCCGGCCCCACGGAAAGCGTGATCGCCAGGGGAGATCCCGGCGGCACGCCCGCCAGCGCCCCGTCCGAGAACAGGATCTGCGGCTCGCTGTCGGCAAAGAGGAGCCAGGCGGCCCCGGCATCGAGATCGCCGGACGTGCCATCGGGGGCAGTCCAGCGGATTTCCGCGATCTCCCGCACCGGGGCGACGGGCACCCACCAGCGGCGGCCCTGTCCGGCCGCGGTCTCGAAGCGGACCCGGCGCGGGGTCAGCGGACGGCGCGTGGCGGTCTCGACCGCCGATTGCGCCGCCGCGAGACAGGCCTCGATCCGGGAATTGTCCGCATCGCCCTCCCAATGCGAGGCGCGTTTATACGCCTCGACACTGACGCCCAGAGGCGGGGTCTCGGCCAGGATCATGCCCCGGCCGATTCCCTGGCGGGGTCCTTGTCGGGAGCTTTGTCGGGCGCTTTCCCCTGCTTCGGCGGCGCGCCCGCCCGGGCCTTCGCCTCGGCCTGGGCCAGGGCGGCCTCGCGCGCGGCCAGCGCCGCCTCGCGCGCGGCCAGGTCGGCGGCGCGGGCCTCGATCTCGCCCGGATCGGCCGCCGCCGCCAGTTGCGCCTCGGCCGCCCGGTCGAAGACCGTCGCGACCGGGTCCTCGCCCCGGGTCAGCCTCGCGGCCAGCGCAGGCGCGAAGCCTGCCACCTCGCCGCGGTTGTAGCGCCCGTGGGCGCGGCGGAACTTCAGAATGACCTTGGTCATGTCGGATACCTCTCGGAATTGGGGAACGGTGGCGGGGCTCAGAGCGACCAGCCGGTGGCGGTGAAGCCCGCGATGGCCTCGTCATGGCTGGGGGCGAGATCGTGTTCGGAGACCGCGCGCATCAGCGTCAGATCCCGCTGGAAGGCCGAGATCGTCTCGCCATTGGCATCGACGAAGGCGGCCTCGGTCGAGGCGGCGATGGCGATCTGCATCGCGTCCCCGATCACCACCTCGTCGAAATCGGCGAAGGTGATCTCGGTCCCGTCGCCGCCCGCGCCCAGATTGTCGGGCACCTGCGAGGTGGTGCGGATCGGGTAGCCCTTCAGCGTCCCGCTGGCCTCGATCGAGGGAAAGACCGGGGTGCCGCGGTCATCGCGCAAGCTCGCGAGCCAGTTCTTGGCCGAGGCGCGCATGATCCAGCCGGGGCGCACCATGCCGACATTGGCGTCCTCGACCGTCGAGACCGCCCAGCGGACCGCCGCCTCGGCCGCCGCCGCCGTGCCCGCGATGCCGTCGCGCCAGTTCGCGGCCAGCGCCCAGCTGCGCAGGCCCTTCGGCGTGTCATTCGACCCGTCGCCGCGCAGGAAGGCCAGATCCTCGCGCAGCGCCATCGCCTTCAGCAGATCGTCGCGGGCATGCTGGGCCATGGCGACCGAGGAATGCCGCAGGAGGCTGTTCGACAGCGGCACCAGCGCGCGCAAGAGCTTGAAGGACTTGTCGACCGCATCGAAGCTCATCTCGCTTTCGGCGATGGCCGAGGTCTCGGCACCGTAACCGGCGGTCGCGCCCGCGCTCTGGCGCGCGGTGCGCAGCGCGCCCGCGGGCATCGGCACGGTACGCGCGCCCGAGGCGCGGACGGTCACGCGCGGGGTCAGCAGCGCGATCAGTTCCTCGGATTGCGCGGCGGGAATGGTGATGCCGCCCGCGGCCTCGGAGGCGCCCGACATGATCGCGGCGATGCCGGAATGGCCATCGGTCTCAAGCCGCGCCACCGCGCGCTCGCGGTCGCCCCGGCTGGCCGCCAGCGCATGCAGCATGAAGCCCACCTCGACGCCCCGATGCGCGGGATCGCGGGGGGTCGCGGCCTGTTGGGGCCGGGCCGTGCCGGTGGGGGCAGCCCCCCCCGTTCCCGGCGCGGGATCGTCGCCGCCCGTGGCGGCAGCGGCGCGGGCGGCCTCGGCGGCCTCGGCCCGGCCGACCTGGGCATTCAGCGTCTCGAAGCCCGCCTGGGCCTCGGCAAAGGCGGTCTCGGCCGCGGCGATGGCCTCGGTATCGGGCGTGTCCGCGCCTTCGAGGGCGGCCAGCGCATCGGCGCGGTCCTGCATCCGCTCGGCCGCCGCGCGGCGCTCCCGGCGCAGGTCGTTCAGGTCACGGGGTTTGGGCATGTCGGTCTCCTGATTGGCAAAAGCAGAAGCCCCGCCCGGAGCGATCCGGACGGGGCGGCAAGTTCCCGAGGTCGGGAAGTTCAGAGCGTGGCGCGGGCCTGCGCGGCGGCGGCTTGCGCCAGATGGCCCCGGCCCGAGCTCCGCCGGGCGGCGGGCCTGGGCGCGTGGGCGGCAAAGATCCGGTCATAGAAGGCCGCGCGGGTCTCGGCGCGGTCGGCGAGACCGCGGGCGATGGCCGCTTCCGGCCCGAAGGTCGCCCCGCCATCGACCGGATCGTCGGTCACCGACAGCCGCGCGGCCAGATCCTCGGGGGCGATGCCCCGGCCGCGGGCCACATCGGCATGGAAGGCCGCCTCGTGCGCATCGAGATCGCGCCGGATCTCGGCCCGGCCCGCCTCGGTCTCGGGGTTCGGCAGCTTGGCGCGCGCATGGGTCGAGGTGAAGATCTGCCACTGGTTGCCCCCGCCATCGGGGCCGACCGGCCAGCCCGCCTGGCGCATGACGCCAATCGAACCCGCGAGGCTGCCCGGCGTCATCGCAATGTCCGAGCACTGGCTCGCCAGGTGATAGCCCATCGAGGCCGCCAGCGGATTGACCAGCGCATGGACCGGCTTGACCGCCGCCAGCGCCGCGATGGCCCCCGCCGCCGCCGCGCCCCCCAGCACCAGCCCGCCCGGCGTGTCGAACTCGATCACCACCGCCGCGACGTCCTCGGCCGAGGCCAGCGCCCCGCAGGAGGCCTCGATCCCCGCGAAGGTCGCCCAGCCGAGGAAGCGTTCGAGGATCTCGGCATTCGGCGTCAGCACCCCCCGCACCGGCATCACCGCCACGCCCCGCGCGACCGCGAACCGCTCGCCCCGCGCGACCTCGACCGGCCCGGAAAGCGCAGGCCCGGCGGCAGGCGCGGCGGGCAGCGGCAGCCCCAGGAGCCCCGCGCCGAAGCTGCGGTCGAGCGCCAAGGGGGCGGCGCCCAGAAGGCTGCCAATCGTCGTTTCCATCAGTCCTTGTCCTCTTCGGTCTCGGCCCCGGCATCCTCTTTGCGCGTCATGTTCGCGGCCGGGTTCAGCCGGTCGCCGCCGTCGACGGGCGCGCGGCCGTCCTCGGCGCGGGCCTCGTTCGCGGTCAGGAACGGGCCGCCCACCGCCGCCTTCAGCGCGTCGTACCGCTCCTTCGTCGTCGCCTGCATCAGCGCGTCGTAATCGTGCCGGAAGAACAGCCCGGCGCGCCGCTCGGCCTCGGTCAGCACGCCGAGCGCCAGCTGCGCCTCGACGAAGCCGCCCCAGTGCAACAGGCAGTCGGTCTTGTAATCGATGGCCTGCTGCTGGCCGTTGGCCTTCACCCCGTGTTCCAGCATCTGCAGTTTCGAGGGCGGCACCCGGTAGATCGCCGCGATCTGTTCGCGGTCGAACTTGCGGCTTTCCAGCAGCTGCTGATCGGCGGCCGAGAGATCCAGCGACTTGATGTCGTCGGTCGCGCCGATGATCGGGATCCCGTTCGCTTCGGGGTCGATCAGGGCATTGCGGACCCGGCGGGCATTGCGGTGCCAGGCCTCGTCGTCCTCGTAGACATCCTCCATCTTCAGGACCGCGCGCATCTGCACGCCCGAGGCGGCGCGGGCCGCGGCCTCCTGGCCCGCGAGCGCCAGGCCGACCGACTCGGCCGCGACCTGCAAGGGGCTGCGGCCGGTCCAGCCGTCCTCGGCCATGTAGCGCAGATGCACCATGGCGCGGGACGGCGCCCGGCGCTGGATCCCGGCCCCGTCCTCGAAGGCATAAAAGCGCGCCCGGCCGTCGCGAAGCTCGCCGCAGAGATCGGGGCGGATCACATCCAGAAGCGTCAGCTCGCCCGCGCCGTCGCGCGGCGCATAGGCATAGGCCCGGCCGCGCAGCGCGAAGGCATAGACGAGGGCAAAGCGCGCGACCCTCGCGGCCACGCCCGGCGCGGATTCCGTATTCAGCAGATAGGTCGCGGCATGCTCGACCACCGGCTCGGCCCGGCTGGGCCCCATCCGCTGGTAGAGGCGCAGCGGCACCTTGGCGAGATCGCCCGCGATCACGTTGCAGCAGGCAAAGACCGTGGCATGGCGTTGGGCCACCAGCGGCGTCACCACCGGCAGCGAGCGCACGCGGGATTGCCCGCCCGCCCAGAGATCGCCGAACCACGGCGAAGGATCGCGCGTGCCCGAGGGATCGACAGGCCCGGCCGAGGCCATAGCCGAGGCCATGCCGGCCGTGACCGGCGGTTCGCGCCGCTGATCCTGCCGGAGTTCGGGCCGCGACCGGCCGCGGGTGAGGAAAGGAAGTCCGATCATACCGTTGCCACGTCCCGTGCCTTGCGTTTGCCCGCCTCGGCCTCGGCGCGGCCGAGCGCCATGATCGCGGCCACCGCCGGATCGATCCGCCCCTTCGAGCGCGCCTTGTTGGGCTTGATGTTCTCGGCCGCATCCTCGTCGCGATGCACATTGCCCACCGCCCAGGCCAGCACCGGATTGCCACCATGCCGGATCCGCCCCTGCGCCACCGCCCGCTCGAACCGCTTCATCGGCGAGGACATCGAGGCATAGCCCTGGCCGTGCTCGACCAGCGGGAACCGCCGCTTGACCAGCTCCTTCGCCACATACTTCATCCCCCAGCGGTCATAGGAGAGCTCGCGCAGATCGAAACGCGCCCGGATCCACTCCAGCCGCTCGATCACCCGGTCCTCGTCGATCACGCCGCCGCCATGCACCTCCAGCCAGCCCTGATCGCGCCAGGCGACATAGTCCCGCTTTTCCGATTGCGCCCGGGCGATGAAGCCCTTCGGCCCCGAGGGCAGAAAGGAATAGCTGATCAGGTACACCTGCCCGTCCTTCGGGATCGCGACGCAGATCGAGGTGAGGTCGGTCGTCTTCGACAGGTCCAGCCCCACCCAGGCGGGGCGGCCGTAGAGCGCCTCGGGCGCGAAGGGCTCGGCGCCCTTGTCCCAGATCTCGCGCTCGATCCAGGACTGCGCGCCCTCGGTCCAGAGGTTCATGTGCAGCCGCCGGAAGTTCGGCATCTTGCCCGAGATCACCGTCGCCTCGCGGTAAAGTTCCGCGAACCGATCCTCGCTGAAGGCTACGCCCAGATTGGGATTGGCCATCTTCCAGGCCACCGGATCGCCCACATCGCAATCGGCAGGCGGCTCAGCCACATAGGCAAAGAAGCTGTCATCGGCCACGTCGCCGCGCAGCACGGTCGCGGAATACTCCCTCAGTTCGCCGCAGATCGAGGCCATGTCGGCGCCTGCCGTGGTGATCGCCCAGTCGATGGGCTGGGCGCGGGCGATCATCGAGTTGACCACCACCTCGGCCAGTTCGCGGTCGGTCCAGCGGTGCACCTCGTCGCGGGCCACGAAACTGGGGTTGATGCCATCGGCGGAATTGCCGTCGCGGCTCAGCGTCCGGATCGTGCCATTGGTGATCGCGGTCGAGATCAGGTGCTTGTTGCCCGTGTCCATGAAGGCCGAGAGCGCGGGCGCGGCCTTGATCATCCGCCGCAGCTCGCGGAAGAGAAGCCCCGCCTGGTCCCGCGTCGTCGCGGTGCAGAAGCCCTGCGGCGCCGCCTCGCCGTCGAAGAGCTGGGTGTAGAGCATCGGCACCGCCGTGTCGGTGGTCTTGCCGTTCTTCTTCGCGACCTGATGATAGGTGGTGCGGAACCGGCGCAGCCCGTCATCCTGCTTCCAGCCGAAGACGGAGCCATGCCGGAAGACCTGCCAGGGGGTCAGATCCAGCGGGCGGCCCGCCGCCGGACCCGTCGTGTGCTGGATCAGCCGCGCGAAGTTCAGGACGCGCGAGGCCGCCTTGCAATCGAACCAGAGCCCGCGGTCGGCGCCGGTTTCCAGATCCATCAGATGGCGTTCGCAGGCCAGCCGCACCAGCGCGCCCGCCACCTCGCGCCCCTCGATCACGTCGAGCGCATAGCGCGACACGGGATGGTCAATCGGTTCCATCGAGGGTCCTCAGGATCTCGCCGAAGAGATCGCCCTGGCCGCCCGCGCTCATCCGCGCCTCGTCGACCGGCGTCATGCCGAACCGCGCGGCGAGCTGGTTCATGGTGGCAATGGCGTCCTGGCGCTGGCCCCAGACCGCGCGCTTCTTCTGCTGCCGCCCGTTCCGGGTC